CGAGGCAATGCCATCTCTCGCCGCCGCGATCGCATTGTTGAGAGTTTCGATCTGGGCTTCCGCGTCCCTTGCCGATGCGACCATTTCCTGATCGGATTGAACGAGCCTGTCCCGCTCGGCAATGAGCCCCGCGAGCGCTTCCTGCTGCTTCTCGAATGCATCGGCGCGCTGACCCCGCACGAATTTCTCTTCGATCGCACCCGCCGCGCCCTGAAGCCCCCTGATCTGCTTTGAAAGCTCTGCATAGCGATCGCTGCCAAGGGCAAGCGCGCGCTGCTCGGCGATGGCCGCGCGAACATTCTCGAAACGGGCCTTTGCCTCCGCGAGTTTCTGCTTCGCCGCATCGACGGAAAGCGAGGTCGCGGTCGCGAGTTCGCGCGAAAGCGCATTAGTGCCTTCAAGTTCTGCGCGGACCGAATCCTTTACCTTGTCGGTCGCATCTTTCAGCGCGGCAGAGCCGGAGGTAAGCCGACCCAAGGCTTCCGTCGCATCGTCGAAATTGAGCGCGAGGGTGGCCACGAGGCCGACCAGAATGCCAATCGGGCCGCCGAGCACGGACAGGGCCGCCTTCGCGGCCGTGGCAGCACCGCCAAGCGCGGTCATGCCCGCTGTCATGGTGGCGAGCGCCGCGACCATGCGCGGTATCTGCGTCGCCGTCAGAACGATCAGCGCATCGCCGAGCACGTCGAGATTTTCCGCAGTCGACTCCAGCGCGGGGACCAGCACGGAGAGAAGTTGGCTTCCGGCGCGCTCGGCCTCGGTGGTAAATTTCCTCATGACGACATTGAGGCGCTGATCGAGGCTGTCGGCCACCTTGTCGAACGCCGCTTCGGTCGCGCCGGTGCGATTGCCCATATCCTCCATCGTGTCGGCAAACTTTGCCGCCGCGCCGCCCGTCAGCGCGATGGCAGGCGCCAGAGCCTCGACGCCGCCGAGCAGGACGGCCATTGCCTCGTTGCTGCCGCCCGTCTTTTCCTCCAGATCGGCGAGGAAGCCCTGCAGCCCCTTCGCGCTCAGAGCCGCGCCGTTGAATTCGAGCCCGAGTTGCTTGGCGAGCTTTGTGGCCTCAGCCGACGGCTTCAGCGTCGCCGCGATGATGGCGCGGACGCCGTTAACCGCCTCGGACGTGTTGATACCGGCGCTGGTCAGCGCGGCGACGGCGGCGACGAGCTGATCAAACCCGACACCGGCATTGGCGGCGATGGTCGCGACGCGGCCGATCGCACCGCCAAGCTCGTCCGCCGTTGTCTTGCCCGCGCGCACGCCGGTGAACAGAATGTCCGAAGCATCGGCGGCGGTCAGGCCGCTTTCGGAATAGGCGTTGGTCGCAGTGGTCAGAACATCAACGGCCGTTACCAGGTCTGTCACTCCGCCGATCGCGAGCCGGTTCGCGGTATCCAGCAGCTCGGACGCCTCACGCACGTCGCCCGCGCCAGCGCTGATGGCCTGATAGAACGCCCTGACCTGCTCCGCGCCGCTGGTACCGAAGGCGGCGCCGAGTTCCAGCGCCTTTTCGCTGAGGAAATCCAGTTCCTCGGCCGTGCCGTCGATCAGGGTCGATGTTTCCGCCAGCGCGGCATTGAAGGGGCGGGCCGCGCCGATCAGGGCATCGCCGAGCCTCTGGATTGCCGCAACGGACACGAGACCGGCGAGCGCGGGGCCGATGAACCTGCTGGCAGACGAAGTGAAGCCCTCGCCAAAGGTCCGGCCGGCGACCTCGCCCTGTTTCGCGAGTTGCCCGCGCGCGTCCCGCAGTCGCCCTGTGAACCGCTCATTGAAGCGGCGCCCGGACCTGTCACCCTGCTTGCCGATGCGATCGCGGGCGCCAGCGAGATCGCGATTGAACGGCGCGAAATCCGCCCGAATTGCAACGCTGGCGCTGCCGACTTCGCCGAATTCAGCCATTTGCCGCGCCTCCGAATTTCGCCCTCAGAGCCGCGACGATTTCATCGCTGTTCTGGGCGGGCCGCTCCGTATCTCCGATGACCTGCCTGAGATGCGGCATCCGCTTGATGCGATGGAATCTCGCCGTGTGCCATGCCGCTGCCATTCTTGCCTTCGCGTCCCTCTGCGCCTTCCGCGCCAATGCCTTCGCGCCGATCATGGTCTGCCATGGAGTCAGTCCCCAGAATTCGCTCGCCGACGCCCCGAGCTCGATCCAGACTTCCCATGCCGTGCAGACTGGATCATCGACACGTCGGCTTTTGGAGGGTCCGCCTCGTCCATCCCTCCCGCGCCGAAGAACGCCAGATGCAGCGCTTCCTGAATGGCCTTGGCCGCCAGGACGAAAGGCGGTGATTTCTCCGTCCACCAATCGGCCGGCTTGTCGCTGCCGATAGCCAGTAGATTTGCCATCCCGGCGGCATCGAGACCGACGCAGATCCGGTTGACTTCCTTCTCCCACTCGGTGCCATATGCTGTCTGCAATTCCGAGATCGCCGACCATTTGAAGCGGAGCGGGATTTCCCCCGCTCCGTCAACGTCGAGGCGAACCTCGCCCGTATGAGCCGCCTTCCGCATCTGCCGCCCCTTACGAGGTCGGCGGCGCGGTGGTGGTAAAGACCGGCTGCCCCGACATCTTGATCGACACCTGGGCGCGGGCAACGTCGTCCTGCGCGCCGGCCGGGTTGAGCTGGATCGTCACGCCCTGGAAATACATGTAGGTCGTGGTCGACCCGCCGACGCTAGGCGGGATCTCGAGGCACCACGAGAACGCGCCGCGGGTCAGCATCGTGTTGATGAGGCCCGTGCTGTCACCGTGAGTGGCCTCCTGCGGGTCGAACAGCAGTTCGAAGTCGACCGAACCGGGGTCGAGCTGACCGGCGAGGAACTCCTTGACGGTATTGCTGATCACGGACGTGTCGATGATCGATCGGTCGAAGCTGAACAGACCCCCGATCGAGGTCACGCCCGCGATCTGGGTGTAGACAGTCGGGGATCCGGAGCCCCCGAGATAGAGCTTGAGGCCAAAGGTTTCGAGAGCGGCCATTTACGTCTCCTTTGCGACGATGCGGAAGGTTAGTCCCCGCCCGGTGAGCGAGGCGTCGGTTTCGGCCACGAATGGCCCGTTGACGCACTGCGTCATGACATGCAGCCCGCCGCTGATGGTCAGCGCGCCGCGATGCAGGATGGCCCGGACGCGCCGGGCGATAGCCTCGACGGCAAGCTCGCTGCCGTCATTGTCCGCGATCACGAACACGTCGCGCAGCACGTCCTGGCCGGGTTTGCCCGCAGCATTGTCGAGGTCGTCGAAATGCCGCCCGCTCACTTCGCCGCGGGAGAACACATAGGGCCGCTCGGCGTCCGGCGGCACGGGCCAGCCGGTGAACACGGCCGGGCTTCCCGGTGACCCGCTTGGATAGTTGGCGATCAGCCCGACAAGCGTGGCATCGGCGGCCAGTGCGTCGTGAATGGCGGTGGTGAAGTCCATCAGCCGCCCCCGATGATCTGGAGGATGCGTGGCAGGTTTTCCTGCAACGCCGGGCGCAGGAACGGCCGTGCCGCCTGGTTGTAGTTGCGGCCGCGCGCATCCGCGCCAAAGAAGCCGAGCTCCAGCCGCCGCGCGTAAGGCACATTCGATCCGACGCGACCGGTAATCGAGTTGACATCCGTCTGGACCTCGTGCGTGATCGATGCGCGAAGTCGGCCAGACAGAACACGTGGGGGCGTGGGGGCGGGGGCCGCCTTGGTGGTTCCGCGGAGGCCGCCCTTGGGAGTGCGGACAACAGGCTGGCCGACCGAAAGGCGCCGCTGCGCGTCGCCCTGGACAACCAGCACGGCCCGCTGCATCCGCCGCGCGACCTCGGCCTTGGCCGCCGCCGTGACTTTTTCCGGGTTCCAGCGGTCAACCGGCATCGTTGACTTCCTCGCAAGTGCACTGCTTGCGCCGACCGCTCGACGTGATGGTGACGGCATCGACGGCGGCGATCCGGCTGCCGGTGCGCACCTGGTCACCAGCGAGAATGTCGGTCGCGGACGGGCAGGAGAAGCGCAGCGCCACGACGCCACGCTCCTGCATCGCGCGCGGCGTCTGGGCGGCAGAGAGCGGCGTCAGGCGCCCGGATACGCTGCTCGACAGGGCAAATGCTTCGGCATAACCCCCCGCTCCATCTGACGTGCGCCCGGCGCGCCAGATTTCGAAGCCGCTATTGAAAAGCCCAATCGGCATCAGACGAATACCCCCGCCCGATATTGCCGCGCGATGGCAGCGGCGCTTGCCGGAAGGCTGGACGCCGCGAGGCTCGCCGAATTGCTGGTGGTGGCGGCACTGGCCGCGCGCTGATACGAGTAGTCGCCGTCCTTCTCGGCGATGATCCCACCAATGGCACCGCCACCACCACTCGACGTGCTGCCGCTGCGGTCCAGACTGGCGCCGATGGAAAGGTAGAGCGCGAGCTTGATATCGTCCGGCACCTCGCCGGCGGTATAACTGATTTCCCAGCGGTCGACGTGTACATCCTCACCGAGGTAGACCAGATTGCCGGAGCCGGTTTTCGGCCATTCGGTTCCAAGCGGCAACTTCCTGAGGATGCCGCGATCGTGGTCAATCTCGTAATCCGTCGAGGCCAATACCTCGCCCGTGATCTTGTCGGTGACGGTGATGCCCGGAGACGCGTCCACGCCCACCGGATAATTGCGCAGCACGATGCTTGCGTCGCCGCCCCTGTGGCGCTCGGTGAATTCCTGCGGCGTGAATTTGCGACCGGCCTCAAGCTCCACCAGCGCCGACATCGGCGCCAGCAGCGCGTCGATCTGGTCGTCGCTGTCCGTATCGGTGATGTTGAGGGCCGCCTTCACCTCCGCCCGCGTCGCCAGCGCCGTCATGGTTTCACCCCTTCAGCGCCCGCAGTTCCGCATCCAGCGCGGTGATGGTTGCGCCGACAGGCGTGCCGCCGGCCTTGGTAATCTCGCCGCGCAGCCAGGCCTTCTTCGCCTCGCCACGGAGACTTGACGGATCAAGCGTCGCTTCGACGGCGCGCGGAGCCTCGCTTGCAGCCGTTGACGGCGCGGGCCGCTCGCGGCGCGGCGCCTCTGCCGCCCCGATGCGGATCAGCCGCTTGCCTACCTCATCCGACACACGAATCGTCTCGCCGGGATAGTTCCGGGCGCCGGTCGGGCCGTTGAACGGAGATTTGAGCGTTACGATCATTCCTGCCTCTCTTGTGTCGGCGGGGCCGCTACAGCCCCGCCGCCCCCTCATTCCCCGCTATCAGGCGCCCCACCGCACGTCATCCAGCACCGCCCATGCCCGCGTGTGGCGCAGCGCAAGGTCGGTCATCAGGATGGCGTTGATCACCATCTCGTCGCGGTCGTTCGCCGAAACGAGGGTGCCGGTGCTGTCGGTGTAGGCGACATTCTCCAGCACCTCCAGGCCCATCTCCATCGCGTCCGCGATCATGATGCTCGGCCCGTGCCCGAAGTAGACCTCGGAGTCGGTGGTCGACGGCGAGCCGCCGCTGGCCACGTTGTCCGGGATGTTGTTCGAGACCAGGACGCGGTAGCGCATGATCCGCGGCATCTCCATCCGGAGCTCCGGATAGATCAGGTTGCCGTTCGCGTCGCGCAGCTTCTCGAGGAAGGTGAACGAGCGGGACGACATCCAGAAGTGTCCGGTTTCGGGCGAGAGCGGCACATTGGCGCCCCGGACGGCCTGCAGCAGATCGCCGATATCGCTTTCGACATTCGCCGCCGAGGTCCCTGCACTGGTGATGACATTGGTCCCGGTGTCGACCTGGAACCGGATGCCCTGCGGCGTGTTGCTGGTTCCGGATCCGCGAATGAACGCACTATCGGTGAGCGCCGCCATGGCGGACACCACGTCGTCGGCGATCGCCTGCTCCATGTCCGGCGTCGCGAACAGAACGAGCTCCTTGGTGTACGGAACCGTCACGCGCGCCTTGTTGTGCGTGAGCTGCACGGTCTCGGTCACCGGCTGCTCGGCATTACGCGCCGTCGCCTCACCGATCCACCCGCCACTCACGCCGGTGTTGACGCGGGTGATATTCAGCGTTCCGGTCGGATTGGACACGATGCGCGGGCTCGACTGCCGGACGATCGAAGTCGGACGCAGCGCCTCGATGACCTCGCTGGCGACCGTGGTCTGGACCGCCTCGGC